CGTCTCCGTTGGTTACCGTTACATTATTCGCCGTGCCGGTTAATGTGCGCACTGCCCAAGTATCTGATGCAGTCCTAGCTGCTAGCCCGTTAGAGGCTAGGCCCTCGACTGCTGCCAGGTCGTTAGCAAGTGCTAGTGTTGGGTTGCCAGCCACGCCGCTGCCGTTGGTCACGCTAATGCCTGCCGCTGGCCCTGTAAGCGTGCGCCCTGTGAATGTATCAGCACCCGTCTGGGTCATTAGCCCATTAGTATTATACGCTGCTAGGGCGGTAAGAGTAGCATCGCTCGCTTGCTTGCCGTCTATTTGGGTCTGCGCGTTAGAGGTAAGTGTATTGATAAACTGAAATTCTGCGTTGCTTACACTACCGTCAGCTATTTGAGTGGCTGCTAGCGCTGTAATAGAGCCTTGGACGTTTGCAAATGTAATCTTTTTTGAAACTGGAGTCCCGCCAGGATCGTCGACGATGTAAAGCACATCATCAGACGATGCTGATGCTAGTGCGGTTAATGCTGTGACTTTAGTATCTGGCAACGGGGCCTCCTAGTGATTCCTCTAATGGCCACCCATATACTCTTAGCCTCATATCAAGAGTAGTACGTTTAATATTAAAACGCTCTGCCAATTCTCTAATCGTTAAATACTCTTTCCCTAGCTGATAGCGCCATGCTCTTTCTACGTTTCTAGTGTTTAAGGCCTGCGCCCTCCTGTCTGCCCAAACACAATTTTCTTTAAAATACCCCTTATTATTGTCAAGCCTTTCTATCGTAAGATGATCTTTGTACCCTTCGCCCATATCTTTATAAAAATTGGCAAACACGTTCCATTGTTTGCATAAAGTAATACCGCGTGCCCCGTAACCCTCATAAGACGGAAATTTCGGATTATTGCACCGACTTTTTATGTTTATCCATATCCTATATATTCGGGAGCCTGTTAGTCCGTGCTCAAATTTTCCATTTTTTACACCACTGCACCCTAGCCCGGCCCTTCGTTTAGGGTCTGCATGTGAGCATTCTAGTGAGCAGTAGCGTTGCTCCCTACGATTGGCGGTAAACTTGATTTTACAATATTTGCAATTATGACCCGCCATAGGTTACTCTAGTTGCGCCAAATCCCCGTTTTCCATCAGCATCCTATCGCTATTTTCGAACAAGATATAACTTACCGCGCCTGCTGTTAAGGTATGTAATAGCTGCCACGAACCGCTGTAGTAAATATAATACCCATTGTCGCCGCTGTTGATGTATGTCCAGCCCTCAGTTGGGGAGCTTGGAGCCGCTGCCAATATTCCACGAAACTGGCTTTGCTCGTAGTAATCAAGCTGGCTAGTAAATGGGTTAAACTTCCAGCTCATGAGTAACTAAGCCCAGCCCTCGAACTCCAGACATTATCAAAACTCTCATCTCCATCAGCCCACTCAATAGCTGTTACTGTCCCCGTTACACTCATCCGCATCACTCTCCAGGTCGCTGCAGCGTCTAAGGTCCCAGGCACTGCCCAGCCGACATAAGTAAGCGATGCGCTAACCTCATCAACTCTAGTCGCAAATGGCCTAGGTATTATCCACTGGTTCTGCGCACTATCTATAATGTCTGCAGCTACTCTATAAGTAGGCAGTAGTTGCGAGTTATAAACTTCAACCGTCATTAATCACCATCAATGGATAGTGTTGCATTGCCTAGCTCATCTCTAGTGATTCTACCTGTGCGCTTTTGCGGCTTGCTAGCGTCTACCTGGATGTTGATAGGAGGCATTTGGCTAACTGCTAACTCCTTTTCGCGCATCTGTTGATCGAGTGCCAAACGCCGTTCCTCTAGTAGCTTTTCGTATCCATCTAGCTGCGCTTTGTACTTTTCAACCTCAAGCTTTTCAGCGGCGAGCATTTGCTTAACGCCCTCAGCCTGCGCCTTGATAGCTGCCTCTGCTTCTGTGGTCTGAATGGTTGAGCCTATTTCCTGCGCTCTTAGGTCAAGCTCTTGTAGGCGTACCATAGAGTCGATTTGGTGCTTGCTGTGCTCTAGCTTGAGGCGTTCTACCTCTAGCGCTGTAGTCTGCTGATTAGCGCGCATGTCTATCTGAGTCTTTAACGCTTCGATTTGCGCTGTAGTGCTAGCCTTTTTAAGCTCCATTTGGGCCTGCATCTGCTTAGTTTGCATTTCCATCTGGGCTATTTGCAGGTCGGTCTGAGCTTTGATTTGTGCAGGGTCTGGCGCTTGCTGCGCTTGTGCTGCTTGCTTTTGCTGCGCGGCTTGCGTGATAGCTTGGTAGGTCGTTGCTATAATTGGCTCGAGCTCTTTGCCTGCCCCCTTGTAGCTCTTGATCGCGTACTTAAGAAGCTCTAACCCTAGCGGTGCTATCATCGGATACTCTTGCACAAGAGGGACTAGCTCTTGCATATAGCCGCCTGCTGATTTAAGCAGGTTAATGCGCTCTTCTTTCTCTCCGCGCTCGTCTAGCGCCATTAGTGCGTCCGATGCAATTTGAATGCGGAAGTTTTTGCCAGGAGTTGAGCGGATAAACTCAATTACTTGCTCAACTGTTACACCCTGCGGCATGCGCGTGAGTAAGTCCTCAGCTCCTGCCATATCTAGCAAGCGCTCTGGCTTAAACTGCTGACAAAGTAGCTCGCCAAACTTGCTGATACCCGCGCTCATAAACTCAGCAAATTGAATCTGCCGTGACTTTAAGCCAAGGCTAGACCAGTCTGATTTTAGCTTGACTGCCGTGGCTGTTTGCTCAGGCTCTGATTGCCCGCGTAAAATGTCGCTGGCCTTGGTCATTTCGTACAACTGGCTTAGAGCTTGTTCGCGTGCTTGGATTAGCACTTGCAACGCTTCGACATACGGGCCGATAGGTAGCATCCCAAGCAGGCCATCAAATGAAATATTGCCAGTGCTCGATTGCGGCCAATGCTTAGCCGGTTTTAGCATCAAATCGCCGGTGAATAGCTCTTCGATGATTGAGCCCAGCGCGGGGTTGTATACACCGTTGGAGCGAATAGCGCGGAGTGTGCCGAAAATGCGCGTGGTTAGCTGCTCTGCCAGCATGATTTGATCGCGTGCGAATGAGTAGTCTGAGACTGGTATCGTGCTGCTAGGAGTGCAGCCCATGTCTAGCGTTTCACACGGGTAAAAGCCCTGATAGCTAATAGGTGCTGATTGAGATTCTAGGAATTTCTTCTCGCCCTCTAGTTGTGCATAGTAAACTTTGCCAGTTTCTTCGCACCAGATTTCATAAATCTCGGCTTTGCCCTCGTACTCGCTCGAATCATTGCGCGAACGCTTTACATCATCGTGGTCGGGAAAGGCGTTATACTTAAGATTCTCGGCGGCGTCTTTACCGAATTTAGCCTCGACCTTTTCACGAGACATAAAAGCACGTCGCGCTTTCCATTCTATTTCGTCCTGCGTTCTAGCGCATGATTGAAAATAGTCTGAATAGTGGACGTGCTCTATTATGGCCTCTTCGCCTACTTTTTCTTGGACTTTTTCAAAGCTGTAGCTTTGACCGTCTTCTTCTTCGATGACATCTTGCCCTTCATATTCCTTTCCATCTTCATAAGTGTATAACCCGCTTTCAGCGTTATGCCGTAGCGGGAACTTCTGTGCTGTTTCTTCGATATCCGATGAATACCGAACCCATAGCACACTTCTACCGACTAGCAGAAACGACATCGCCGATTCTAGTGCTAGCCTGTCGAAATCCATGAATTCATCTAAGCCTGTTTGTGTAAATGACTCTATAAAGAGCGCTGAGAATTGCGCGAGTCCTGTGCCTTTGTGCTTGCGTAGCTCGCATTCAACTTTGGGAGGTCGTGAGTAGTAGGCAGGTAGTAGGGTTTGTACGATGTACTTCCACACGTTAATGCGGCGCTCTACATCATCCCACTTTTTTAGGCCATCATAGACGGCTTGTGATTCTTTAGCCTCATCAAGAAAGCGCTGATTCTTTTCTTTAGAGCGTGCAATCTCTTTCGCCCAGTATTCGACGGTGTACTTTTCTTTCATAGCTTTGGCCGAGATAGCGCAGCGCGTTTTTGCTGTACGTATGACGCAACGGGTACACGCGCAAGCTTAACCTCTTGCGGTCGTGGTGTCCATGTAGGATCTAGCACGCGGGCTTTGCACATATACCTGCAGGCATCCACACCGTGATCAGGTGCTGTAGTGTCGCAGTCTGCAGCGTTACGCTTGTCGATAGGCAGCGCTCGTAGTTGTTGAATTAGGTACGGGCATGTTGAAAAGAAGTATAGCATATCTCCTGATAGTCGCATGCGGATTTGTGACCATCCAGACAGGCGATGATTATCAGCTCGCTGCATTGGGTAGCCGTTAGCCTGAAACTCATCATGTACTGACGGGCCGCCTTTATTAGCCCAGATTGAGGGATCGGCGCATACGTGTACGTCGCCGTCGTACTGCGCCAGGTCTTTAAACGCTCGGGCTTGGTCTGCATTACTAACTAGCCGGCCATGTGACTCGCGGTAAACGATGATTGAGCCTTGACGGTATGGCACTGCGTTGCCGTTATCGTCTTTTCCACTGCTCACCGCTCCCCACACGTGGGCAAAATCGCTGTGAAACCCCCAGTCATAGCCGCCATAACGAGGCCAGTGCTTTGGAATCTCGAATGGCGCGATTATGTGGCGGTCTGATAGCTCGGGAAAGAATGCGCCTTCTATGCGCACCTGCCAGTCGCCTTCTAGCCAGGCGCGGACTAGCTGCGGAGAGCCTACTAGGTACAGGCGGTTTACGTACTCGGGATCGTTTTTGAGTAGCAGCTGATTGTCTTTGACGCGTGCTGGAATGTATACGCGATAGTGTTTAGTGCCGTTGGGTAGCGTTACCGTGATAATCTTGAGGCCACCAGGTGCAGGCTCTATAAAGCGCTCGTATAGCCACGTGTGGCCAGGGCCGCCTGGGTTAGCGTCTAGGATTAGCTGGCAGGGCACGCCGTGCTTAGAGCGTAGTGCGCCCCATAGCTTGTCAATGGGCGCGGGGTCTGCGTAGTTGCCCGCCTCTTGCACGTTGCAATCTGTTAAGTTTTGCCCTTGGTACTTGCGCGCATCGTCTTCTGATTCTAGCGGACGGAAGCGTAGGATGCCACCACCAGGCATGATGAATTGTCGCTTTTGCTCTTGCCAGGTTGCCCCAGCACGTAGGTAGATCTCTTTGGCCTCTTCGATTAAGTCATCGGCTTGCGGCATCTCTTGCCGAAATATAATGCCGTTGAAGTGGTCGCCGTATTGCAGGGATTTAACCAGGTATTTGCCAAGCTCGCCTTGGGTTTTGCCGCCACCTCTAGCTCCCCCTATCAGGATCTCCGGGACTGGACAAGAAATCAGGTAGCTCTGTGGTCCCGGCTGTGGTTGCCAGATTATTTGCTCCGCTGTCGGCATCTGCATCAATTATGTCCCGTTTCTGTTCAATTGAGCGCTGTTGCTCGATTATACCGATAGCCTCTGCCCATAGCTCCTGGCTAATTGGCACGGCTCCTACTACTAGCGGGCCGCTACTGGTTGAGATATCGATTGATTTAGACTCTTGCGGCTTACCGTATGCGCGGTTAAGTATTTCAGCGCCAGCCCTGCAGCGTGTTTCCCAGTCATCTGCCTCACGCATGCACCGCAGAAACATCTGCATTGCCTCCATTGCTGCTGCGCGTGCTAGTTCTAGATATGCTGGGACTGGCTTAGGGGGGCGTCCGAATGGATTACCGCGATTCCCCTCGACAAATAATCCTTTACTATCTCTGCCGTTATGCGCTACGGCCATAATCAACCATTGTTGTATAATCGGTTAAAAATGTAACTGCCTAATATTATTATAGCGTAAATCGGGATAGTACCTAAATAATATACTACCTATTTTGTTTACGCAAATTGTATCTTTTCTTGTTGACTACTACTCATATTAGGTAGTAGGCTAGTCACTATAGGAGAACATCATGCCCACCACCGAATTGTTTATCGCCATAATAGCACCGATCTGGATAGTCGCTTGCATAATTATGCTGCGGGTAATTGTTGAAGACAAAGGAGGGCTAGGACTATGACCACGAACGAAACCCCAAACCAACGCCGCACGCGATTGATTGAACAATACGTGCCCGTCTATTTACAAAAAGAATTTCCCGGCACGCATCAAAATATAATCTTGATGCTAGCCGAGACTATGGCCGACGCCGTTATTGCCGCGACTCCGCAAGAGCCGCAAGCTGACTATGACGGCATAACTAAAGAGGCCCAAGCGTTTATGTCGGATCAATTTCGCAAGGATAAGGATATAGAGCGCTACCCTACCGACATCGAAATTAGGCTCGTTGAGCTAGTGAAATTTTGCACACAATGCGTCTCTAATTCGCGCCAGATAAACTACATATTGACGCAGCTGTCAGTGATTGAAAGCGATATGCAGGGGAGAGTATGAGCACCACACCAAAGCTTGATGCTCTACTTAACGGCTGGCCCGAGAGCGATATGAGCGCAGCCCTAGCCGAGATCCGCGAGCACTTGCAGCGCATCCCGGCACCGGCACCCGAAGCCACGCAGTCGGAATGGAGACCAGCAGAACGCTGGCCTAGCGAGATAGAGACGCGGCTGATTGAGCTGCTGACTAGCATTCTAACCGACCCTCAAATATGGGAGCGTTACCCTCATAGTCAAGCGCAGCTACAATCTGAGTTTGCCGCCATCAAGCGCGACCTAGGCATAAGCTAGCCCGCTACGATCGCATTTAAAGCCCCTAGCAGCCCCGCTGTTGCACTTTAAGCCCTCAGTCTATGCCACGGTATAGGCTGAGGGCTTTTTGCGTTGCGGGGGTAGTTGGCTAGCAATGAATTAATAGTAATTAATCGTAATTAATCACTGTCGGTTATTTCATGCTCTAACTAGCTGAAAACACGCTCTTCTTTCTTCTTTATCTAATTAATAGATTAAAAGAGGGGGGGTACCTATATAGAATTGATACTTTAGATAGAGCTTTGCCGTGGGGGTACCCCCCCTGTGATTATGTCGATTAATTCATTTTTTCAGAACTTAATTAATAT